CATAAAAAGAAAGACAAATAAAAAAAGCCCTAGCTATAAAAGGGCTTAACTGAAAGTCTTATTAATCATTACAATATAATTGTATCATATTTTATAAAAATGTCAAGAGAAATACGGACAATGACAACTGAATAGTAACTGTGATAATATGTTGACAAATTTCAAGAGGTGCAATATAATAGTTCTGTAGAGAATGGAAAGGAGGATATAAGGTAATGAACATAATCGAAAAAATTCATCTACTTGCCAGTATCTGTACAATTTTACAATTTGTATATATGATATACAAAGAGTATAAAGACGGAAATGACAAGAAGAAATAACCAACAACGAGGCTATGGTTGCCAAACCCTCTAGCCTTTTCTCTACACTTTAATAAAAAAAATAGAAAGAGGTAGCTATTATGTATGAAAAAATACAACTGGTATTATCAATAACGATAATAATTTTATTCTGCACTTTCTGGACTATAAAATTTATAAAATGGAAAAAAAGCAAAAAAAAATAAGCCCAACAACGAGGGCTTGAACATAATCGAAATTTACTTGATTATATTATAGCATATTTTGAAAAAAAGTCAATATAAGAATCACAGTTATTAATTTAGCTGTGATTTTTTTGTTACAAAAAAAGTGATAAGGCAGGTGGTTAAATTGATTGAAACATTAAAAGCAGGAGAAGTAAGTGCAATAGATTCAAAAACTGGAAAAGTAAGAGTGCTGTTAAAGGGCGATGATGATAAAACGACGGACTGGCTTAATGTGTTAGTTCCTTACTCTGAAAGTCATAGTGACAATTATACACTCAGTCTAGGTCAAACTGTTTATTGTTTATTCTTTTCAGAAATGCCTGAGCAAGGAGTAGTGCTTGGCTGTCCTATGCGAGGTGCTTCTAGTAGTGAAAGCGAAGTAAAAAGGACCTTTTCTGACGGAGGTAGTTGGACTTATGATGGCAATACATTGACTTTAAATATTGGTAAAATTGTGATTAATGGAGATTTAGAAGTGAGCGGAACGACTACAACTGGTGGAAGTATTAATCTTAACACACATAAACACGATGGTGTTACTGCTGGTGGAGATATGAGTGGAGGTCCGCAATGATAGGAAGTTTTGGAGATGTCATATTTGAAGCGTCAGAAGATCAGATTGTATCGCTTAATAATCAAATAAGTAGGTCATACAAGGCTAAAATATCGGAACATCAAGCAATTTACGGTCCTGGAATGTTAAGATTTCAAGGGAGAGGTTTACTAGAAGTTAGTTTTACGATGACTTTAGTATCATCTTTAATACAGCAGACTACTTTAAAAGAAGAACTAGATACAATCAAGCAAATGTTTGAACTTGGAGAGTATGCCAATCTAGTTTTTGGCGGTCAAGTATTTGGAGAATATCCTTTTTTAATAACTGAGTTATCAGAAGAAAGCAGTTATTTTAACAAAGAAGAGGGTGGATTTGATGTTGTTAAGTTGAATATTACGCTTAAAGAGTATATTGAAAATCCTAAGTTGTATAATCAATTAATCGAACAAAGAAAAATACAAAAAAATCAGCAAGTCACTGAAGAGAATCAAGATGACATCGAGAATGAGCAGAAGGAGGCTGTAAATAATGATAACAGTAAATAGCTCTGAAGAAATAAATTATAATCCAAAAAACACTTTGGAAGAAGTAGTTACAAATGTAGGAATGATTTTAAGAATTTGCAAAGAAGAACAGCCACTCAATCGAGATTTTGCATTTGACAGTGATTTGATTGATAAGAACATTAATGTTGTGCAGAATAGGATTACAAGCCACTTGACTAAGATTATACGAGAATATGAGCCAAGGGCTGTTTTAAGACAAACTAGAATCATTATGAAAGATACATATAATAATGATTTTGACATTGAATTAGGAATCGAGGTGGTAAACATTGAGTGAAGTGATAGATGAAAACTATGAAATTATAGATGCGGATTCGTGGGAACTTAAAAGAGACATGATTGACAGGTTTCAGGAATTAAGTGGGAGAAAGCTGACTGAATCAAGTCCAGAGACATTAATTTTTGAAACGGTGGCTTATATGATTGGATTGAGGGAAGAAAAATACAATGATGAAATGAAACAAAATTATTTAAGGTTTGCAAGGGATGAGCGTCTGGATCTTAAAGGAGAGTTTTACGGAAACAGAGGTAAAAGACTTGTAGAACAGCCAGCAGTCGCAACTTTTAGATTTTATATTACTGATGTTCAAGCGACAGATATAATAATTCCGAAAGGGTCAAGGATTCAATACAATGAGCTGTATTTTTCGACAGATGAGCAATATAAAATAGAAAAAGGTGTTTTATATGTAGATGGAATTGCGACTTGCAATACATCAGGAACTGTTGGGAATGATATTCCAGTCGGACAAATTAACACAATGGTCGATATTTTCCCACATTATGACAAAGTTGAGAACATTACAGCGTCAAACAACGGAGCTGAAATAGAGCAAGATGATAATTACAGAGCTAGAATTAGAGAAATTCCTGAATCTTTTACAACGGCTGGAAGTAAAGGAGCTTATGAATTTTGGGCTAAGTCGACAAGTACGAATATTGTTGATGTTGTGGCATACAGTCCAAGCGCAACAAATGTGGATATTTATGTTTTAACTGATTCTCTAACGCTAACAAATGAGCTTAAAAAGAGAATTGAAGAAAAGCTGAATACTGACAACATAAGGCCTTTAACGGATAATGTGACAGTAAAACAAGCTATAAAAACATCATACACAATTGATTTTGACTACTACATTGATAAATCTAATGAAACGCTTGTAAATGTTATTAAAAATAATGTTGAAAAAGCTGTAAAAGAGTTTAAGACTTGGCAACAAAATAAAATGGGGAGAGATATTAATCCAGACGAGCTTATAAAATTGCTAAAATTAGCTGGAGTGAAAAGAGTTGTATTAAGAAGTCCAACATTTAGAGTTTTAGATTTTAATGAAATAGCAGAGAATACAAGTGTTACAAGTAATTATTTAGGAGTTGAAAATATATGATAACTATTGATAATTTGAACTTAACAGATATAGCGGCAAAATCAATTTTGAATGATAAAACAACACTTTGGATTTATGAATCAATAAATTTTGCTATCAAAAAAAAGCATGATGCAATTAAAAGAAAATTTTTCTTGGAGTTATCAGAGTTAAATGATGTAGAATTAGATTTTTTGATGTGGGAATATCATGTTGACTATATTGATTCGAATATAACAAGAGAAACAAAAATAAAACTGATAAAAAGGTCTGTTTTTTCGCATTTTAATAAATAAAGGTACTGTTGGTGGGATTAAAGAAATCTGCGAAATATTATTTAGCGGAAATGTTAAAATAATAGAATAGTTCAAGTATGGTGGCAATCCAGGATATTTTAAAGTAAATACAGATGGGAATTTATCAAATTATGAAGGCTACAAAAAAATAATAGAAGTTGTAGAACAATACAAAAATATTCGTTCTTGGCTTGAAGGGATAAGACTTTTAAGAAAAGAAGAAAAGACAAATTATTATGGTTTTGTTGAAAAAAATAAAAAGAAATATTATTTAGGTTCGACTGGCATTAATATTCCAAACGAGATTATAACGGCAAATTTTGGAACAGTTCACAGAACAAGAGTATTAAGAGAAATAAGATAGGAGGAAATATGGCAAAATTTAATGGATTTATTTTAACGGAAAAAGGAAGAGAATTATTAGCAAAAGGATTAGCAGGAGAAACAATAACATTTACTAAAATGGCAATAGGAGATGGAACATCATTAACTTCTGAAAGAGAAAGGACGGCATTAGTCAATCAAATCACAACATTGCCGATTTTAAATATAAATGTAAAAAGAAATGGAACTTGTGAAATTAACGCTTTGTTGACAAATAAATCAGTAACAACAGGGTTTTATATCAAAGAGTTAGGAATATTCGCACATGGAAATGATAACGTTGAAATACTTTACGCTTACAATATTTCGACTAGTCCGGATTTTGTGCCACCTTTTTCGGCTAATAACGTTGTAGAAATTGAATATGTAGATACGATTATTGTAGATCAAGTGGCAAATGTAACAGCTGTTATTGATCCGAGCATCACGTATATTACCAAAAAATATGCGGATGAAAATTATTTAGTTAGTTCTAAATTAGCTGAAATTTTAGGATTGCAATTTGGCGGAAACATACAGGATATTGGCAATAAAACGAAAGGTAAGTTTTATTATGACAGTGTAACAAAATTCTACTACGAATGCATAGAAGACAACAGTCTGACATACAACGATTCAGGAAAATTTAGGGCTATATCGAACAAGCCGATTTCGGACAAAGTGGAAAATTTGTTCAAAATTGAAAAACAAGTGATAAATATACAAAACGGTACTGTAACTTTTGTGAAACAAGGAAACATTGTGAGTGCAGGAATATTAATACAAGGTGCTGATGTATTTTATCCTGACAATCAAAAACTCGTTGATATTCCTGAGAAATTTCTTCCTCTTCAAGAATTTTACTGGTTAGAATCTTCGCTAGCTTCTAATTCAAAAGGAGGAAAAACAGGAGCTACAAGAATACAAATTAATCCTACATCACTAAACATATGGGGAGCATTTATAAAAGGAACGTCAACTATTTTAAAAG